AAAGGCAGCGCGGAAGTCAAAGGTGGCTTCCACACCGGCAGGGCCGGCGATCGGCGTCTTGGCCAGCGCCAGATACACTTCATGCACGGTGAAGGTCAGGCTGGTGTTCGCGTCAATCGTGTAAGCTAAGGCAAATTCCGCGCTGGAACCATTATCCGCCTGCGTCAGCAGCGTGGTGTTTTCAAAGCGCGTGGTGACCTGGCCGGTCACCAGCGAAACGCCGGGATCAATACCTTCCAGCTTGCGATCCGCGCGAATGGTGCGGACCATTTCCATATTGTTATTGAAATTCAGCCGCGCGCCAGTCACCTGCGCCAGGGCCGAGCCACTGCGGCTGATGCTGCCCTGGTGTTTGCTGAAGCGCGTATAGGCCGCGCTGGTCGGCGTGCCGGCGGCGGTTGTGCCCGCGCGGCTGCTGCCCTGCGCCATCAGGCCAATCGTCGCCTGGGCCGGGCCGGTAGGGCTGAAATCAATATCAAGGCTGCCAGCGCGGGCACCCACGGCGACTTCGAAGGAAGGCACATCAGGATGCGCAATTTCGATGGCCTGGGAAGGCAAGCTGGCCGCGCCGGAAGCAAAAGTGTGGATGAAGTTCGGGTTGCTGCCTGTGGTGGTCGGCGCGCCGAACAGCATGCGCAGCCAGTGGCCGATATTGATCACGTCAATCGGCACCACGGCATTGCCCTGCACCGTCACCGTGTCTTGAAACGGCGCTGCGGAATCGCGGCTATTGCCTACCGCCAGCACGTCAGACTGGATCAGGGGCTGTTCGGCGCCCAGGTCAATAGACATGAACGGCATGCGCAGCCAGTTACCACCTGGCGCGGTGCCATAGGTGGCTTCTTTGATCATGTGAATGCGCCCATTGGCGCCAATGGCACGCGGCATGGCAGTATCCTTCCGGTCAGGAAAGCGGCGTTTCGGCCGCGGTGAATTGCAGGGTTACGGAAAAGCGCGCGGCACGCAGCGCGGCGGCGCCTTCAAATTCAATGTCTTCCAGATCGGCGGTGCCGACCTCGGCAAATTCCACCGCACCGCCAAGCGTGCGGTTGGCGGACACGCCGGCGGACAAAGCCACCAGCAAAGCATCAATCGCCGTGGCGCGGGCGGCGGCGGTTGCACCAGCGACCACCACTTCCACTTCGGCGGCATGTTCAATGTGGTAGCGCAGCGGAGACATGATGGCTTCAGAAGTCACCACTTCCCCATCCCGCACCACCACCAGGCCGCCAGCGGGCAGGCTTTGCGGGTAGGGTTCATTGCGCAGCACCACAGGCTTGTGCGCGGGCCGGGCGGCGGCGGATGCGGTAATCTGCGCGACCAGCGCGGCAATCGCCGCTTCACGTGCGGACATTTGACCGGACCTCCCTATCCCATTCCGCGACGAAGCGGCCCGGGATGCGCGCGGCGGCTTGTTCGGCGGGCTTGCGAATATCCAGGCGCTTGGGCAGTTTCACGGCGGGCGTTAGAATGAACATGGGCACCATGCCCTGCGCCAGCAGGCCGCGCGCCCAGGCTTCACGGCCCTTGCGATTGCCAGTGCCCACTTCCGCCACACCGCCCGCCATCAGCCGCGTGCGGCGCTGCTTGCCTGTGTTCTCGCCACGCTTCAAAGGCAGGCACCAGACAAAGCCCTTGCCGGATTTGAAAGGCCGCATGAAAGCTTGCTTGCTGGCCACCATCTGCGCCGGCGTCACGCGCATGCCGCCATTTGCGCGGCCACGGCGCCCGCGATCCGCATTGAAGCCAGTGGGGATTGCCAGAAACTTCTTCCCACCCTTGGGCCGGATCATGGCGCCTTTTTCGAAGGCATCCACAATGGCCGGCACCTTGGACCAAACCAACCCCGCCGCGCCCAGGCTTGGCCTACTGCGCGGAAAGGTTTGGGCGCGCCAGGCATTGCCAAGGCCGCGCCCTTTGGCACCGAAAGCGGCATTGACCTGGCTGCGCAAATCAAGCTGCAGTCGGCGCGTTTCTTCACCCATCACGCGGGAAGCAGCGCGCGCGCCGCCTTCCGCTTCCAGCTTCATGTATTCCGCGATATCGCCGGTGACCTGCGCCACAAACTTCATCGGCGGCACATCACCTGCCAGGCGGTTTGCGTCACATCGCGCATGGGATGGGAAACCACAGTCAATTCCGCCTCATCCGCCAAGATGAAAACATCACCGATGGCCACATCAGGCAGGTCAGCCACGGCCACGGAAAGCACATCAGTCGCCTGCACAATGCCGGTGCCGAAGGCTTGTTCCGTCGCGTCTGGCGCGGTGCGGATGGCGCGCAGGGCCACACCTGGCCCGCTGCCACCCGCGTAGTAAGTGATCGCCTCCGCCATGTTTGTATCCGCGACAAGCGCGGCCATGGCAGCGGCGAAGGCGTTCATGAATTAAGCCGCAGTCGCGTTCGGGCCGCCCAAGCGCACCAGGATTTCCGTGGCGCCGGAGGCATAGTTGCCCGGCCCAACCGCCCAGCCAATGCAGTTATTGCTGGTGGTTGTGGTGGTCACGTTGCCGTTGGTATTGTCCCAGAACACCCGCACACCTTCATTGATGGCGCCGCTTGCCTTGGGCAAACGGAACACGCCTTCGGTCATGATGGCGACAGGCGCGCCAGACGCGGCGGCGTGAATTGCCACCCCAAACAGAAGGCCGACCAGAACACCAGCGCCGGAAGCCACTGCAGCCGGCGCGGTAACGGTGACAACATCAGCATCACCAACTTTATTTGTAGCCATGGGAATTACCCCTTTCGATCGAATGGATGGATGGGAAAGCGGGCGGCCTTTCAGCCACCCGCATCAGATCAGCCCAGGTTCGCTGCCATGGCGCGCGGCTGCACCGCCGCCGCGCCAAAGTCGAACACCACACGGAAGGTCATGCCGGAATACCGGATGTCTTCAGCGCTGGTGATGGTGGGCGCGCGCTGGCCTTGCAGATACGCAATTTCCACCCCGCGAATATCACCGCGGCACAGGTAGTAAGGATCATTCCCGGTATCCAGGAACGGTTCCATCACCAGCGAAGTGCTTGTGCGGTAGGCATCAGGCAGCACCGCGCCAGTCGCGGTTGGCACAATGCGGTTCCCCAACAATTCCAGCGCCGTGTCTTCTTCATCCGGGCCAACCAGCAGCACCATGGAAGAAGGCGGCGGCAGCGGCGCTGCGCTTTCACCCGCGCGGGCCGGGCTGGTTTGCTTGGTCAGCAGCGCGCGCAGCTCAGCAAAGGTGCCGGCGGCCAGGTTGCCAGCCGTGCCCAGGTTATTACGGCCCGCCGCGAACAGCGCCGTGGCGCCACCCGCCGGCCAGTTGGCATTGGCGGTCAGGATGCCGAACACCACGCGGCGCAGCGCTGTGTAGCCAGCCAGGGCCGCACCCGAAAGCACATCCTGGAAGGCGCGCGTATCGTCATTCACCAAAGCCTGGCGCGTCAGCGCCACCAGGCGGCCGCGTTCCTGCACCGCATAGGTCTGGCCTTCTTCCGCGATCGAGCCGTAGGTATAGGGTGCGCCTTCAGAAATGGCGGCCACCTCCGGGAATTGGCCCGCAAAGGCAGAAGTGATGGTTTTGAAATCCGCCACATCAACTTCGCGCGTCCAAGAAGCCCAGGTGTTCGGGTATTGGCCAAACAGGCCCTGCACAGACTTGTTCGCGGAATTGACAAGGATCAGCGGGAAGTCGCTGGTGGAATGCTGCGCGTTGATCCGCCCGGACAAAACCATTTCCGCCAGATCGGCGCCGGACATGCGATGCACGTCTTTCACACCATTCGCCACTGCGATTTCACGCATAAGGCCATGGAAGCCCATATTGGCGAATTCGCGGCTTTCCGCCGGCGGCGCCTGGTTGGAAAGCTGCGCGGAAAGCGCACCAGTCCAGCGGGCGCGCAGCGTATCGCGTTCATCACGGATCACGCTAACCACGGCGGAATTCGGCATGATCGGGGCGGGGCTGCGCGCCGCCACCGCTTCAAGCGCAGCTTCAAGCGCGGCTTCGCGCGTGGCGCCGCGTTCAATCTGCGTCAGCGCAAATTCGGCCGGTAGGCCGTTGCGTTCGGCAATGCCGCGCACGTCAGCAATGGAAGCCGCCGCCGGGGCAACCGGAGCAACAGATTGGGCCGGGGAATTCCCGCCGGCCTGGGCAATGATATCGGTCATCCCGATCTCCTTGGCTTGTGCCAGCGGGATTGCTGGCGGGTTTTGAACTTCCGGCGCCGCTACGGGCACCGCATCGCGCGCCGCGCGCACCAGCCCACAAAAGGCTGCGGGCGCGGCGGCGTAACGATTGGGGTCAAGCGCCGCAAAGGCGCGAATTTCTGCGGGCTCCGCCGTTTCACTGGCGAAACCTTCCGCCAAGGCCATATCGGCATCAAACCAAGTTTCGGCGCGCATCAGCGCGGCCACGGCTTCTTCATCCTTTCCGGATTTGGCGGCATAGGTGCGGCGATAAGCGCCACTGATCTGGTCCAGCACATCGGCCTGCTGGCGCATGCTTTCGGCATCGCCCAGCGCGCCGCCCCAGGCTTCATGGATCATCAGAAAGGCATTGCGCGGCATTACAATCCGGTCACCCGCCATGGCGATCAGGCTGGCCGCTGATGCGGCGATGCCTTCCACAATCACGGTCTTTGGCCCGGCATGGCGCGCCAGCATGTTGTGGATGGCGATGCCCGCCAAAGCATCCCCACCATAAGAATTGATGGAAATGGTAAGCGGCTGATTGGCGGAAAGCTTTTTCATTTCCGCCGCGACACCGGCTGGCGTAATATCCCAGCCGACATCACCCAACAGCGAAAGCACCGCGGCCTGTTCGGCCGCAGCGCGCATTTGCACTGGCATGGAAGCCCCCTTTAGGCGTTTGTGGCCGCAAGCCCCGTGGCGGCGATTTCGATGGCGGAATTCACCGCCGCATCCTGCGCGCCACCGGAAGCATTGGCGCGGCGCGGGTCAGCATCCAGGATCAAACCCAGATCATCATGAAGCGCGTTATCTTCGGCGATCTGTTGCGCGATGGTGGTTGGGTCATAGCCCTGTTCCGTCACTGCCTGGCGCCAGGTCTTCAAGCCCATGCGGATCATGACTTTGGTGGCCAGCGCGTCCTTCATGGGGTCAACAAATTCAAAAACAGGCGGGCCCCAGGCTACCGGGTAGGCGTGCTGCGCGGGCGGCAGCGCACCGGCACCAAGCGCAGATGCCACCCAGGCGCGCCAGATCGGTTCGCACATACCAGGGATCAGTAAATGCCACTGGTCTTGCTCAAGCTGGCGCTTGAAGGCTAGGCGCCCGGCGCGGAGCGATGAATAATTTGCGCCGGAAAGATCACCCGTGAGAAGGTCATAAGTCAGGCCATAGGCAGCGGCGATGGCGTGCAGCTGGTGCTTAGCCAATTCATTGAAACCACCCACGCCGGATGGCGTGGCGAAGGAAACATCTTCACCAGGCAGCAGCCGTTCAATCATGCCAGGCGAAAAGGTTTTCAGCGCATCGCCGGTTTCGGAATCAGTCCCTTCCAGCGGGCCGCGACCAGGCGCGGCGTCACTGGTGATGAAGGCCGCTAGGCAGGCTTGCACCTTAGCCTGCTGCAGCGCGGCGTCTTCCAATTCATCCAGCGCCAGCAGGCGCGTAATGACCGGGGCCGCCACTGGCACGCCGCGCACCTGGCCGGGGCGCTGCGCCTTGAACAGGTGGATAATGTCGGAAGCCGGGACGCGGCGGCGCAGCATGGTGCCACGCCCGAAGGTAGCAGCTTCGCCAGGGTGCCGATCGAACAGCCAATAGGCTACGGGCGCGCCCATCGCGTTGTATTCGACGCCATTGGCAATCAGATTGTCTTCCGGCCGGCGGCGTTCTTCGTTGTAGGTTTCATCAAGCAGGTCAGGTTCCAGCACCTGCAGCGCCAGCGGCACATTCAAGCCGCGCCGGCGCTGTTCGGCGGGCGTCAAGCGGATCAACTGGATCAGCACTTCACCCGCTTCGGCGCGCGTGCGGGCGGCCAGCGCTTGCAGCCCGTAGAAATCCATCTGCCCCGTGATATCACACCGCGCGGACCATGCTTCAAAAGCGGCATCCACCGCCGCATTCACCGCATTGATCTGGTCGCGTTCTTCCGGGGTAGCCATAGCCACCGCAG